CAGGCCGAACCACGCGCCCATCGTGGCCGCCGGAATGACATACTCCCCACCGGGCGCATCGCCGACCGTGGCGACCATCGGCCAGCGGACAAAGGCACCGGTTCCGAGCGCTGGTGGTTCGGGGCTCGTATTCCCGCCGGTCCCCGCGCCGTCCCCCTTCCCCTTGTCTTTCTTCTTCCCGTTGTCTGGATTGCCGCCGAGCGCGCGGGTCAGATTGTCCAGCGCGATGATCAGATTCGACATCGCCGTGCTGGCGGAGTCTTCGAAGCTGAGGCCGAGTTCGTCGACGGATGCGACCTTGCGGCCATTGACGGTGAGTTTTCCTTCGGCCGCCATCATGTCGAGAATCGGCCGCAGAGCTGATGGCAGCGTCAGCCCGTACTTGATGGCATCCTGAACCAGCTTGTTCAGGTCGCCGCCCATCCGCTTGATGATGGTCTCCATCGGGACGTTGAAATTGAGCAGCGACGTGATGAAGCCGGCGAGTTTGTCCGCGCGCTCGTCGAGATGGAGTTGCTCAACGGTCGTCCCGAGTTCCTTCTCTGAAAAGTTGTACGTGTCGATCGCCTGCTGCAGATCGCTCAGTTGCTGCTGTTGCTGCTGGAAGGCTTTGTTGATCTGATCGACGGCGGTTTGTGTGGCCTCAGCGCCCTCTTTCTCGGCGGCCATCAGTCGGCGCACATCGGCTTCCGCCATAACGGCACCGCGCCCGGTTGCTTGATACGCGGCGCTGACGGCCTTCAGCATCTGATCGAATGTGCCGAACTGTTTCTGGAATTGCGCTTCGACGCCGCGCCCTTCGAGTTCCTGTTTCGAGGGACCGAATGCGCTCAGGAGCTTGTTCAAGCCGAAGTCGATCAGCGCGCCGATCCCGCCCGCGGCGAGCCCTTGCAGCCCGCTCACGAGCGCGCCAGCGCCTTCAGCCGTCTTGACGTGGAATGCCTTACCCAGACCGTCCGCGACTTTCTGTCCGACTCCGCTATGAACAAACTCGTCCGCGATCAAAGCACCTGCGTGCAGGCCCAACGAACGCGCCGCGCCCTGCACGCCACCACCGCCCTCAAAGGCCCGCGCGAGCACGTCGGGAATGTCCTTCAGGAGCGTGCTGAAGCCCTTCGTGAAGGCGTCGGCATCCTTCTGGCCGGCGGCCTTGACGGCATCTGCCATCGAGGCCAGGCTCAATTCGGCCGCGAACGACTGATTGATCTGCTGACCGGCGTTGGCGAATGCTCCAGCGAAGGCCGGTCCGGCCTTATCGAATTCCTTTTGCAGATCGTCGAGCGCCTTCTTCCACGCGAGCCGGACTCGATCGGCGGCCGTCTCATTCCCAATGGCGAGCCGATCGCTATAGTGCGCCTCCATCTCGAAGGCTTTCCCGACCGCCTCCTCGGTTTTTTCGAGCGCCTTCAGCTTCTCAGCGACGTACTCGTTATACTGCCGCTGCGTCTCGGCGATCTCCTCGCGTTCTGATTCCGCCAGCGCGCGGTCATCGGCCGCGGCGTCTTCGAGGGCTTTCTTTTGTTTCTCGATCGCACCTTCAGCCTCGCCGAAATAGAGCGCGACATCGTGAACGCTGGCGCCGAGTTTTAGGAGCCCGTCGATCGTGCCGTCCCAATCGGTGCCTTCGGTGAGCGCGTCGATATTGGCGACGGCCTTATCGAATTGCTCCCCCGCCGTGATCGCTTTGCGCGTCTGCTCCTCGAACCGTCTCAACTGATCGGTCGTAATCCCGAGACTCTGCGCGCCACGCTTGACGGTTTCGGTCGTCAGCGCCTGCGCGCCGCCGATCCGCACGACGTCAGCGAGGAATTTGCGCTGCTCGGACGTGAGCGGAACGTAATCCTCCCGCAGTTGCTTGAGCACGCGATCGGCGACGGACAGCGCCTCGACCGCCTGCTCGGTGGCGGCCGGCATCGTGGTGAGAAACGCCGGATTGAGCGGCCGACTCGCCAGCGGCGCGCGGCCAGTCGCCTGAATCTGTCGGACTTCGCTCGGCCGCAGATTCTCGCCGGGCATGGCATTCCCGGTCGTAAAGACAGGTTCCGGCCCGCGCTGCACGGGCAGGAAGACGGGCTGCCGCTGAAGTTCTCGCTGCTTGTCGATAAATTCGGCGAGCGTTTTGAGCGCTGGGGCGAGTGCCTCGCCCAGCATGGCCTTGAACGAGAGCTTCAGATGGTCGACCGAGTCAGCGAATTGCGCGGCAGCATGCACCGCGTCTTCGCCCATGATTTCGCTGCTCGTCTTGACCTTGGCAATGATCTCGTCGAGTTCCGGTCCCACCGCGAGCAGCGCCTGTCCGAATTTCGCGCCAAAGAGATCGGCGACGATGCGCGAGCGCTCGAGCGGGTCGGGCAGTTGATTGACCGCCTTCACGACGGACAGAAACATCTGATCCGGCGCGAGGGCCTTCAGATCCTTGACCTTCAGACCCAGCACCGTCAGCGCGGCAGCGGCCGATTGATCATCCCCCGCGATCCGCCGGCCCAACTGATAGATCCCGCGGCCGACGTCCTCATTCGTGACGCCGAAGTCTTTCAGGGCCGCGCCGAGCACCTGGAGCGGCACGACACCTACGCGGGTTTCGTTTGACAGATTCCGCAGCGCCTTCGCGTCCTCGGCGACCTGCTCGCCGATTTCGATCGCGTGTTTCCCAACCTCGAACGCGACGAACGCGCCTCCGATCGCCGCACCCCAGCCGCCCAGCAGGGCGATGTTCTCGGAGATGTGTGTACTGAACCCGGCGATCGTCGGCAGGTTCAGCCGCACGACTTCATTCAGCTTCGAGTGGGACTCGGCGTTTTCGTCGGCGGCCTTGGCTGCGGCCTTGGTCTGCGCGGCGATCTCGCGCCACGCATCCGGCACGGCGCGGCCGTCCACTTCCGCCTTCTGGATGGCCTTGTCGAGAATCGCGTTGTACTTCTCAGCCTCCGCGCTCGTCAGCTTCTGGACGCCGCCGAGTTGCTGAATCGCCACCACGAGCTTGTTGGCTACGCCGAACAGCCCATTGCCGCCGAGCGAGGCCGCCGTCCGATCCACGGACGACTTCATCACGTCGAGAACCGCGACGCCCTCTTTGATGTTCGCCGCCAGCTCCTTGGCGTTATTGGCGAAGCGAACGTCGGCGCGGATCACCGGCATCAGGCGGCCTCGCGTCCGAAGATCCGCTGCAGGAGGCGCGTCAACATGGATTCATTCTGGCGGGCGTAGTTCTCGCGCTCGGCGTCAGCCGCCGGCCGCATGTAGGGCCGAGCGTCCATCGTCGACGTGCCGTGCTCATTCCAGATCGTCACGTTCGCCGGCTGATTTCCTGGCGGAAACGAAATCGTTGAGACCATCGAATTGGCGGCGTCCTCGTGGACTTCGATGTGATCGGCGAGTTCATGCGCAGACGTTTTCTGTCGCTGGCGCAGGCGGCGTCGAGCATCGCCCTGGATGTTCTGGGCCGATCGACGCGCGATGGTCCGCTGCTGCGCGAGCAAGTCGGCCGGAAGTTGCTCGAGATCCCGCAGCAATTCCGCGCGGCCCGTCACCTTGAAAGCATCAGCCATTACCGATTCCGACGGCGTCGCGAACCGGCCGCGTCAGGCTTGGCCGACGACCGGGTCTTCGCTTGCGCGAGTTCGTCGCGAAGCTGAGCGTTCTCGCTCCGAAGCTGCGCGATGACCGCCTCCGGATGGTCAGAGGCTAGCGCCATGAGCAATACCGGCCAGCCACCGATGTCGTCGACGGCCGACCCGATTGCCTCGATCGAGTCGAGCTCGGGCGCCACGAGCGCCGCTTTGAAGTAGTCGCGGATCAACGACACGCGCGGCTTGGGGCCACGCAGTTCGTCGAGCAGTTCGCTGTAGCTGACGCCAGGACCGCGCAGCTCTTCGAGCCGGCAGACCATGTTCACGCCGGTATCGAGCAGATACCGCTTGCCCGTTCCGCCAGTGACGATCAGATGCGCCGGTTCGGTCGCGACGAGCTCCGGGTCATTTTTCGTGGCTTCGTCCATTACGCTGCCTCGCTGGGTGCCGCGGCCCGCGCGTAGGGCACGCGAATCAGGGGAATTCCGAGATTCCCGCTCAGTTGATACATGACCGCCCGCTGTTCTTCGAGCGACTGCGGTCGGCGATGCGTCGGGCCGGCGAGCGTGTCGAACGCTTTTCGGTCGAGCACCTTCTGCCGCGCCATGTATTCGATGTTGTAGGCCAGCTCCACGCGCTGTCGGTGCTGCTCCTTCACCACCGCGAGCTCCATCCACGCCTCGCGGAGCGAGAGTTGCCAGAACGCCTCGGCCCCGATGCCGTTCGCGCGGATCTGGATGTAGAGCCGGCGCCATGTGTCGGCCGCAGGTTCAGGCGGTGTGCCCTTGCGTGCGGGAATCAGATCGGGATTGCGATTGAGCTCGACGAATTCGGCGAGCGGTAAACGAATTGCGAACACACCGCCGGCGCGGTCGATCAGCGCTCCGGCGGTCTCGGCGGTCTGGAATTCAGACGCATGCCGATCCTGCAACGCGGCCCAGAGCAGCCAACGCAGGTCGACCATGCGCCCGATCGCCACGCCCGCAGTGATCGCGTCGAACGTGCGCCCGCTCCGATCCTGCAGCTCGCAGGCGGCAGCCACCGTCAGGCGCAGCACATAGGCCACGCCTGCGACGACGAGCCGCTGCTCGCCGCGTTCCCGATTCGCCACGGTGAGGCTCAGTGCGAGAAGTACGCCTTCGTCGGCGTGATCACGAGCGTGAACGGCACCTTGTTGTCGATGCCGAGCTCGCCGATCTCGTACTTGCTCACGAAGCCCACGAGCGGCAGCGCGATCGCCTCTGCCGGAGAGCCTTCCAGGCCGGCCGCTTCCGGCAGCACGATCCGGAAATTGTTCCGGGCTGCCGAGGCGCGCAGGGCCTGCAGGTTGTGATCGGCGTCGAACCCGTCGCCGCCGGCGAGCAGGTGCGCGCCATGGCCGGGCCGATAGGTGCCCTCGATCGTGATGTCCTGCGACTCCGAGAGGGTCGGGGCATCCTCATGATGCCGATCCTCGCTGCGAAGATGCGTGACGCGCGTCTTTCCGGTCGTCATGCTGACGATCGGCGAGATGCGGGTCACTTCGGGGACGCTGGTGAAGGTCTCGGGGCTGTCGCCCTGGCCGACCTGGAATTCGGCACCGTAGCCGATGAAGCCTTCGCTGGCGTAGAAATCGCCGGTGACATCGGCGGCGCCGGCGATCACGGGCACGCGGGCGAAAAAGGGCCAGTCGTCGACGAGGCCGTACCACCAACGGCCGATCCGGCAGAAGATTCCTCCGACGAAGTCCCAACGTCTCATGTGCGCTGCTCCTTTTGTTCGTGCCGTGCTCGAAGTCGTGCCGTGCTCGCGTCGTGCAGCTGCCTGAAGCACAAAGAAAAAGGACCGTGGCGCGTCCGGTGTCGAACGCGCGCACGGTCCTCTTTCCGTGCTCCTCTTGTCAGGTCGCGGCGCGCGAGGTGCGCGCGGTTCGGGTTGCAATCCCTATCGACCCGTCAAAATTCGTGTGTCGAGTTACATGGTCGTTAGCTCACCGGTTGCCACGAGATCTTGTAATCGGTCGACTGCCGGTAGAGCCCGCCTTGGATGTCGGCTTCAACCAGATCCCTGGACTCGTCGAATAGCACCGTCACCCGCAAGTCAACTGCCGGACTGCCGCTATCGCTCCAGATGCCCGTGTAGCCGTCCAGGCGCGCGCGACAGAGGCGCCCCAGCGCCGTCGCGGCATCGAAGGTGCGCGCCCAGGCATCGACCTGGTAGAGCGTCGTCGACAGGCCACCGGTGCCACGCAAATGCTGCGGCGATCGCTCGGAGATGTTCGTCAAGACGAGCGCGGCGCCGTCGTTCGGTCCGCTGAACGCCTTCTGCGGCAGCCGGCCCGGATAGACGCGCGCCACCACGACCGCGGCGATCGCGGCGTCGTCGAGCAGAAACGCCCGCAGGCCTTCGGCGAGGGTCATCGCAGGGGCACCCCGAAGACGCGAACCTCGCGCGGGTTCTTCTCAGCGAGCTCCTGCCGGGTTGACGTCTCGTCGAGACAGACTGCGATGGGCTCGCCTTTGACGCAGACGACGAAGACTTCGGCGGGCAGACGCATGGCGGCCTGGTCGGCCTCGAACTGCGAACGAAGACGACGACGCTCGAGGCCGGGCCGGCTCACTGCTCCGCCCTCGCAACCACGGGCAATAACCAGCCCGCGCGGCGATCAACCTCGATCGCCGGCTTCAGGTCGTACGTGCGTCCGTCGTGGCCGAGAATCCGACAGCGATCCGGCTTCGGCTCGTCGCGGTAGTAGATCTTGTAGACGCCGTCGATCTCCCCGCGCGTCTGCGCTATCTGCCAGGTCTCGCGAGTGCCGCCCGGCAGCCACTGCGCCCAGATCGTCTCCTGCGTGGCATGGTCCCAGTCGAACAGGACTTCGCCACTACCGCTCGCAGGTAGCTCGGTCGCCGTCACCAGCGTGATTTCCCGATCGAGGTCGCCCGCGTTGACCATCACGTCCTCGGCGGATACCGCTCGAGCGAGACGAACGAGCGCAGGAAGAGCAACAACGACAGCGGAAAGTCCTCGCGAAAGCCCCGGCGGTGAAAGTGCTCGACCAGGCCGTGCAGCGCGGCCTTCGCGAGCTCGGGCACGTCGGCCGGCGTCGTCCCCCATCCCGCCCGGTACCGGATGCGCACGGCGCCAGGTTCGCATCGCGGCGTTGGCCACTCGTAGCCGTACTTCGGCGTGATGCGTCCTCGCTCCGCGTACGGACCGGCCGGCGCTTCGACGTCGTAGTACGGCTCGTCCGGCGAGGCGCCCGACGAAAAGCTCGTGAGCGTCCCGTCGAGCGCGATGTACTCGAATGACACCACCTCGAGGAGCGGCGCGTGCGGCAGCTCGATCGGTCCACGGCAGCCCGGGACGGTGTCCAGCCGGCGTTCCCAGAGCGCGTCCAGGACCTGGCGTCCGGTGATCCGTTCGAAGTGCTGGCGCGCGCTACTGTTCCAGAGGTCCAGCAGCGTGTCTTCGGACGTCGACGAGAACCGGAGATTCTTCTTGATCTCATCGAGGTCGAGCGGTTCGACCGTCGGAGGCGTGATGAGGGAGTCGACGACACGGATCTCCATCAGGCCACCGCCTGGCACGCGCCGAAGCGCGCGTATCGGTCGACTTCGTCGCCGAGC